TGTACCTGTAGGCCGTTTACGCGCCAAGTACCTCAAGAGCGTGTGCGATGTGTTTCTTGCGGTCATCTAGGCCGATTATTCCACCGTTAATCTTTTTGGTCATGCCCTCGATGTCGTTGGCATCTGCAAAGGCGTTAAGCCTGCTCTTATCCCAGAACCACGCTGCGGTCAAGGCGGCGTATTCTTTGGTCAGCACAAGGTCGGGGTCAGCAACAAAGTCCACGCCCAAGGCATCCGAGGCCAAGCGGTAGTTGTCTTTGCCGGTCAACTGGATCAGGCCACGGCCTCGATACTTCCAGCCATCACCCTCCTCGGTGTTACCCATCCGGCCAGAGTAGACCTTGTTGGCAATCTTCTCGGGCTGGCGATGAAACGGCTGCGCCGCCTCTTCTGACGGGAATCGGCTGGGCCATGTGCCGCGCAGCCCCTTGGCGCTGTAATTCAGGTTCTCTTGCAGAGTCTTGAAGTTGGCCGACTCATGGGCACATTGCCCAATAAACGCGGCTTGGCGCTCAGGGGTGTTGATCTCAAAGCGGAAAAAAGAGGACTCCAACGGCTCAAGCCACGATGGGTCGATGTGCATTTCAACAAGTTGGTCTTCGGTCATTTCACTGGCCCTGCCTTAGAGAGTAAATCGGTCTTGGCTTGTGAGCCAGCGGATGAGCCGAAGTAATAGGCGACAATTCCTGTCCAAGCGGTGGACAGACTGCCCAGCATCATCAGGATTGTGGGGTTGGTTCCGTCAACTTTGCCAAACATCATCATGGCGAGGATTCCAAAGAACCCAATTGTGATGATTGCAGCCAGAGCAGGTGGAACAATGGATCGGGTGGTGGCCTGCATCTCCCGCGCTGACTTCCTATCCTCAACCTCTAGCTTTTCAAAGTTAAGGCCAAGCTCTTGCGCTTGCTTTTGAAGTTCAATCTCAGCCATCTTGACTTGAGCAATTTGCTCTGCTGACAGCTTGTTGTTGGAGATCAGGTCGCCCACTTTGTCGGGGTCAACACCGATGGCCTTGGAGATAGCAGACACTGCCATGCCGGCCAGTGGGCCACCCATTGCGGTTGCAATCGTAGGCGCGATTTGTTTTAACCAATCCATTACTGTTTACTCCTTGAAAGCATGGTTGCTGCGATTTGTAACATGGCGCGGGTGCTCTCCATGTCTTCTGGCTGAGTGGCCCAACCAACCGTGATCTGCCCAACGAATCTCCCCGGTTCCGGTGGAACGCTGATACGACAGGTGTAGCTAACCCCTCGGGCGATGTACCACAGGCCCATTTCGCTCTGGGCAGATTTGTATTCGCCGCAAGGAATCTCACTTGCCATGAGTTTCACCACATCGGCGTTGTTAGCAGCGTTCTGAGTGAACAGGCCGACGTCCAGTCCGTCATTGGTTTTGTCTCTGCCGTTCTTTCCATACGCCCTGTACAAGACTCGGGTGCCAAACATTGAATTGACTTTGAACACCGCCACCACCAGAGCACCAGATTGTTTGAACAGGTGGGCAGCAGCGTCCTCTACTCGGTCTTCGGCAATCGTCGGAATCTTTTTGGACTCCTTGTAAGCGCCAATCAAAAGCTCTTGGTTTGTATATACAAAGTACCCAGCGAACGTCAGGACGGCCATCAGCACCATCGCAAAAAGACGGAACGGGCTGGACACATAGGCCAGAATTTTGTCAACTAGGGCAAGGCGTTCATCTGCCATAACTTAGCCGCGCTGCTCCATGATGCCAAGGCTGAAATAAAGGATGACCCCAAGCAAGCCGAAGAAGACAAGCGCCAGCAATATGAGTTCAATGACTTCATCCATTTCTGCTTTGCGCTTGGCCGCAGCCTCTTTTTCTCTGCGAGCGTCGTGGGCAGACTCCACATCCATTGCTGCTGCTCTGGACTTGATCTTGTTCCAGACATCAATCTTGCCTGCCTGCATGAACAGGAGTTGCAACTCGTCTTCAAAGCGCTTAGCCTGATCCAGCGCCATCTCGATCTGAATGGCTGTGCCCATTGATGACTTGGACTTCTTAGCGGTAACAACCGCCTTGGTGGCCGTGGACTTCGCATCAAAGTACTTGCCCAGTACAGGGCCAAGGGAGCTTACATCGTCAACGGTTTTGCTGACCTTCTTGATGAGCGCAACCGCTGCCTGTATACCCGCTAGGGCTGTTAGGGGATCAATCACTTTCGGCCTCTGCTACTTTCTTTGGCTCAGGCTTGTTCTTTTCTCGCCACTGAAGGCACCACACTTCTTTGCGGTCTGATGACCACGACCACCGCACGCATTCAAAAACCGGAGCCGGTGCTTGCACCACTGGCGGCGAAGGCGGCAGGGCGTCCATCATTTCACCTTGAAGTGTTCCCAGAACGTGGTGAGAGCAGCAGCTATGCCACCGACCCACAGGCTAATCCACAGCAGAGGTTTAGCTAGCTTGCCAAGAGTCTCCAGCACCACAAAGGCACCACGAGCCGCAGCAAACGCAGACACCACATCCTTGGTGTTCTCGGTCAGGGCATCAACCTTGGTTTCGACAGCTACCAAGCGGTCGTAGATTTCTCGGTGGGTGATGTCTTTAGTCACGGGTGTCCTTTAGTTCGGGGTATTTTCGCAGGTTTACGGCGTACTGTCAGCAGTTGAATCCGCCGGGGTAGGCGTGTTGCCCTCTGCCAGCCATGCAAGGTAGGCGATGTAGTCTGTGTTCGCTGGGTCGAAGGGGATGCAGGCACAATCTTCTATGCGTTGAACCAATTTATCGCCGTTAATTTCTAGCAGTTTGTACATTTTATAACTCCGCGCTGGCTACCCAGCCATATTGAAAAGGATTATTAGCATCGCCCCCACTTGGAAAAAAACCTCTCTCGCCAATAAAAGACGCTGCTCCATTAGTAAAAATAAAACCATCTACGGATTTTCTAACTTTGCCAACAGCCGGGCTTACTAACGGGGCGTAGATTGAAACTGTTGGCGCGCTTCGCATTTGTACACTAAAATTAACGGATGCGGCATTAACAGAGTTGCAGTTTATAAATTGCGCCCCTGTTTGTGTAACAGACAAACTATCCGGACTAGCTGGCGTACCGCCACTTTGGAATGAGGTTGTAAAATACCGCTGGCAAAGCGCCAACTCCGTGCCATAAGGCCGATAGTCAAAGCTGGTGGCTGTGCTGCCTTTTTCTAATTGCACACCTGTGATGTAGAAGGTGGCGCTGGTTGTGGCAATAACTTGCGTTTGTCCAGTGACACCAGACAAGGCTGAACCAGCCCAAGCGTTTGCAGTTCCCAAGAATGTAGAGCCAACACCAAGACCCCAAATCAGTTCAAGGCCAGTGCCATTAGTTGTTAGCCATGTACCACTTGTGTCGCCTGTCAATGTAACGGTTTTCTTTTCCCAAGTATCTGCTACGCTAATTGTGTAACTAAATGGATAAGAACGATTTTGCCCACCGTTTTGCAATGCCCCACCAAAAGTGCCAGTAAGACTTGAACGAGTCCAAAACGAAAAAGTGAACGTAACCGCAGAAGCAGTACCTAAACCAAAATCTGCAACGTTATAGCCTTCAATTCGCTGCCCAATTACGTAAAGTTGAGTTGCTCCAATAGACGCATCTGCGGTTGTTACAGTTGCTTTTAACGAGTAAGTAAAACCCTGTCCAGTTGGAACGCTAGAATTTTGTTGAAGTGTAAACACACCATCTGATGTTTGACCATACCCATAAAAACGGTCAACACTATACTGTAACGCAGCAGCATTGTTTATTGTTAACGCCGCCCCAGCATTCCTCTGGTCAATCACCATCGCGCCGTTGATGATGCGGTTCTTGAACCCTGTGTACTGGGCCTGTGTGTCCAGCAGTGCTGGGTTGACTGTTGTGAGTGTCATGTTATGCGCCCCTTACCATTGCTGCTTGAAACCACACGTTAGCAGAACCTTGGTTTGCTGTTGCAACTCCAGTTCCGTCAGAATATAAATAAATTTCAATGTAATCGGTAGAGCCATTCAAATAAACCAAACAACTTATTGGTATTTGAGTTTGAGAAGTTGTGACAGCTTGTCCAAAGCCACGCTTATATACAGCACCATTTTTATACAACCAAATTGTTGTATCTAATTGAGGTGTTTGAGTAACAAAAACAAGCGCATTAACTTGGTAGTATCCAGCTACAGTTGGAGTAAATCTGTAGTTGGTCGTATTGTCATAGCAGCTATTGGTATCAAACTCCTCGGCTTGAAATTGAATCTTTGTTGGAGTTGCATCGGGTATGGTTTGGGATACGTTCTGATAAGCACTAAACGCAGGGCCGTTGCCCAGTGCTGCGAGAGTTACTGCTGCTGTCATGCTAGTTGCTCCATGATTGTCTTCAGTGCGGCCACGTCAGCGGCAGCGTCAACAGCGGTCTGCATGTCAGCGTATTTGGTACGGATAGCTGCACGGGCAGCTTCAGCGGCTGCGGCCTCTGACGGGATGGTGGCCTTTACATCCAGTGGCGCAAACTCTTGGGCACGGGCGGCTCTACGCGCATCATGCGTGATGGCCTTGGCCTTAGTTAGGTCGATTACGATGCCCATGTCCACGCTCCTCTAAATGTTCTGTCTGACGGGATGTCTGCAACATCCACAATGGCGTACTCAGCGCCCTCTGGAATGTCTTTCATACAGGCTTCAATAGTGTCTGCGGGGACGATGACGGCTACGCCGCCGTCTGCTGTTTTGTAAATGATTCTTGAGTTCATTGGGTTACCTTATCTAAAAACTGCAACAGCTACTACATCCATATCTTCTGCCCCGCCTGTGCTATTGCAC